CCGAATGTTAAACTTATACCGCCTGTACCGTTGTAAGGGGTACACATGTACCATGGTTGGAAAAGTATTAAGTGATTGATTTTTAAACACTTAACTTTTGTACATGTACCATGGTCGTGGGAGAAAATGATAAAAATAGGAAATCCATGCGCACCTTGTACCATGGTTGCTATCGATTATGTGCTGAAATCGCAAAATCACTGCAAATCCATGTCGGCGATTGTACGCTGAAATCGGCATTTCGGCATGAAATATTCTCTGACTTAATGTCAGTTTTAAAGTGATCCTCGCTGATCAAATCCAACTAGATCCGGCCGCGGTACATATTCAAATACTTTTTCATTCCCTGTAATCTGAGAGATGTGAATATAACGAACCGTGCATCGACAATTGTAATCTATCGGCGGTATCGGAACCTTATCGATTTTGTAATAGCCTTCCAGTGGAATATGGCGTGAACGAGCATCATGAACCGCGCTGTATTTTGCTATTGGAAATCGATCTTGCATCGACTGGACTTGCTCGAACGAACCGATCGAATAAGCAGCGTAAATATTTGTTCTAAAGACTGTCTGTAAGTGCCTTGTGGATGTGCCGGTGACACCGAATGATTCGAATATCGAATCGACGCTACGTTTAAAGTCATCGAACGGCTTACCTTCTTCGAGCGCTTTAACCAACGCATCATTTATTGATTGCCTGATTGCGTCTGATTCTATGCCGGCTATTTCGAAGGATTTCTCTTTTAAATATTTTACAGCCTCGACAGGTATTAAATCGAAGGATACCTGGACAGTATCATCGCACACGATCCAGGTTCCAGAGTAATCCTTTAACGCTATATCGCTTAAGGTCCTGTCTTTATTGACTATTATGCTGCGGCCTAGCGCATCAGCAGCGGATAAGGCGTTTTGAAGATACTCGGCCAGCGAATTGACAAAATTGTCGCCAGAAATCTTATCAATTTTTTGTCTTACAGATTCGTAATTATCGGAGCTTTGAACGGCTTTCGAAAGCTCTTCGATAAACTCATTATAGATGGGTATAGCATCTTTAATTGCATTATCGCTTATAATCTCGACATGCTTTTCATAGTCTTCATCTACTGGCGGATCAGGAGTTTTTTTTTCACCTCAATATCGTCTTTAGCTGTTATCTGAGCATCTGGGAATTGAGATTGCGGGCGAGGTGTTAGGATCTCATCCTCTTTGTCTTTTGGATTTGGCAGCGGACGTCCGTATTTTTCTTTGACATATTTCTGACTCAATGGATAACCCATTTGTTGCAGCTTAATATCGAGTTCGGCTTCGGCCGAAAGATCAAGAGCTGGACTCAGGTCTGTCTGATAATATGGATATTCTTCCTGAAGACCAAAATTAAAGTCAATATATGGTTTTATAATTTGATCAGTAATTGCTTCATCGATCACCGTGGCATCGGCTTCTACGATCTCCTGTTTGACTTCCTTTGCCATATCTTCCTGGCCAAGCTTACCAGGTGTTCCTGTGGTTGTTCCGGTATGACCAAGGACAACTTCTGTTATTTCACTATTACACCAGTCTTTTAAATCGCTATATACCTGATGAGACTGTGCCGTGTTTTTCATCTCGGCAAATTCAATAACCGAATCCTTAGAAATGACAGCTGCTGAGTCGGTTGCCAGACCTTCAACCGCCTGCTCGAGCAATGCTTTTTGTTTTTCGGCATCAACGCCTGAAGGATCATATTTGCCGATGCGATAACCAAGAAGTATCTCGCCGAATTTCACCCACCACTTTATATCATAATTCTTAAAAAGCCACAAGTACGTAAGCGTTCTTAATAACGAAGTCCGCGTTGGATTACCGCTGCGAGATCTGCAGTATGTCACTATAAAACGGCATCGCAACATTGGATTATTCGCTATTGATAGCCCATCAGTAAGCGCACGAGATAGTTCGTCGTCTGATACAAGCCCTCGGTATGATTCGACTTGTTTTGCATCTAACAATAATCGAAGTTCCTTTGTATCCGAATAAGGATCGGACAGTTTTCCAAATCTGCATTTTTTTTGATGTAACCATTCAACAGATCGAACAGCAAGTTCCTCTCCGAAATATTGCCAGTTTATTTTACTGAGGGCATATGCCTTTGGAACACAATCGAGAAAGTCTCCGACACAATTCTTCCATCCCGGAATTCTTTTTATCATTTTATCTACCTTAACCGCCATATCCACGTCTTCCGACTTATCGGACACAGGAACTATATTATACCCGCGGCGAATGACGGCCAGGCGCCGCGCCTGGAACGTTGCCTGTATATGCGCATCTTTCTCAAGAATTTCTTCGAACAATTCCATTTGGCGATAAACGTCTCCGCTGTCGGCATCGCGTAAAATTGCCGCGAGTTTTTCTGGCGTTAAACCCTTCGAAGGATAGGTGGAGTACCGATCATAAATACTGACAGTTGAAACATCATCGGTCAGTCTCTTTTTATCCTTATTTGTGATTTTATTGATCAGTTCTGCGATCTTTTCTGTAATCATGGCGACCTCAAAAATTAATTGCGACAGAAGCTATTATTTGCGGATTAGTAGAGAGAAAGTTCCAGCGGCCGCCGAGACCGACGCTATAGCAATCGGATTTGTAATATGCAGCAGCTGAAAAACCATATAAATCGATTGTAGCGGCCGGAAACTGTACGCGACCGTACCAGGTGGCAAACGATAGACCAAGCATTGGTGAAATCAACTGGTCTCGCGACGGCGAGACCGTCAATCCCGCAAGCGGAGATAATGTCAGTTGAATCACCGGCGGCAGATAGATAGTCTCTTCGACTGAAGCGATCTTGCCGTTTCTGTTGTCTACAAAGAAGCGGCCGTCTTTCAACTCGATTATCTTGATTGAATCCAAACAATCCTTGCCGGCGACGAAGACAATTCTTTTGACCTCGAGTTCGCTCGTTCCATTTGGCAATTCGACCGGAGGCTTTTTAGGATTCTCGACTAACGGTATAGATTTTGGCCGATAAGTCCTCTTTGCCACCTTGGCGAAATTCGTATCCTGTGGTGTTTCGATTCTGACGACATCCGGCGATTGGACTGAACAATCGCCCAGGCGGAGAACGATAATCAGAACGACAGCGGCTACAAAAATATATGCAATATATTTTATTGTATCTTTCAGCCAAAACCTCTTAAATATTTTTGAAGGCGCGGTTCCATAATCTTCTCAACATATTTTTTGCTGATGTCTATTCCGACAGCCTTTCGTTTTAACTTCAAAGCTGCAACCAGTGTCGTACCGCTTCCTGCAAACGGATCAAGAACAGTATCGCCCGGCTTTGTTCCTGCCTTTATGCAAATCATCGGTATATCTTCAGGGAACGTCGCATAATGCTCAAAGCGCGAATGTTTGAGCGAAATAATCCATACGCTGCGCCTGTTGCGAGTTGTCGGCTTTTTATCCGCCCATTTAGCGGTTCCGCGCTGGGGATGGCCTTGCAGGGCAGAATACCGATGGAGTGTCATACCTCGCCGGGCTCGCTGTAAGCTTTCCGGTTTTATTGGTTCAGCGATAGCTTCCTGGTCGTAATAATACTTCTTGGATTTTGCGAGCAAGAAAATATACTCATGCGCTTTTGTCGGCCGGTCGGTAACGGATTCGACCATAGGATTGGTTTTATACCAGATTATATCACTTCGGAGATACCATCCAGCTTGTCGAAGCGCAAACGCTACTGACCAGGGAATGCCGACCAGATCCTTCGGCTTCAATCCTAACGCTCTGTAATTGACGGGTAGTTTCTTAATTGAGTGCAATGAGCCGCGATTCCCGCGCTGTGTTTTTGATAGAGTCGAAATCTTCTGTCCGCAGCTCTGTGAGCTGCCGATATAAGTATCGCCGAGATTAAGCCAGAGTGTTCCATCGTCTTTTAAAACGCGTTTGACTTCGGAAAATATTGCGACCAGCTTCGAAACGTATTCACCTGGTGTGGATTCCTGGCCGAGCTGACCTTTCACACCGTAATCTCGCAGCGCCCAGTACGGGGGAGAGGTTACGACGCACTGCACACTACGATCCGGCAGCCTGCGCAGTTGCTCGTATGCGTCGCCTGTGAGGAGTCTATATTTCATTTGAAGACTCCTTCCCTGGCTTATTCGACAAAGCAGGCAGTTTGTAATTGCTGATTAGCAATTCTTTACGCATATCGGAATTTTTCTTCTTTGGCAACGATACCCTGACGTTGATTTTTTTAATGTTAAAATCTTTGAACAGCCGCCGTACCATTTTGTGGTCGTTCGAGGAAAGAAGAAATTTACCCTGGATACTAGACAGAATGCCGTATAAATCTTTCCAGTCCTGTTCTGAAAGCAGGTTATAATTCGTACTGCCGCCCGTAGTATCGGGATAAGGTGGATCACAATAGAAAAACGTATCGGGTGAATCGTAATTCTTTACGCAATCTCTGAAATCCAGGCACTCGACATGAACCTTAGCAAACCGTTCGGAGACTTCGTCTAAATGTTCCCGCGCCTGCGTTACCGAGCGAATTCCGCTGCGTGCCGTACCGAAATGCTCGCCTCTGCCGCCGAAAGAGTCGGCAAGTTTCACCCAGAAAACAAATGCGCGTTCAACTTCATCCGGAGAGCGCTGAGACTTCTTAAGTTCATTCCACAAAACGCGGCTGTGTATCCAGTGGCGGGATCTTTCCACCAGCTCTGCCCGCCGGTGTTTAACCACACGGAAGAAATTGGCGAGCTCTTCATTTTTGTCATTGAACACTTCGCCTTTAGATTTCTCCTTTGTTATAATGATAGCAGCGGATCCACCAAACACGTCGACATAAGTCGTATGCTCCGCAAATGCGGAAACGATAAGGTGGCGTATTGGCCATTTACCTCCTGGATATGCAAACAGCTTGTTCATATATGACTCCGATTTTGTGATAGGATGTGTTTTATACGGCGCTTAAAACGCCGCCTTATTACAGCATCCCTTTCACGTTCCCGGAACCATATTTCGACATCGCCTTTCTGAGAGATACGAATATCGAAGACTCCAAATTTATCCAGAGCACTGAATAAACGGAAAATGACAGGATGTTCGAACTTGTTAAAATTTGTGAAGCGACAGCGCTTTCGCCGGCCGCGTCCCCATCGGACCGGGAACTTGAACGATGAAATCGCTATTATAAAAGCCTTAATATGACGTTTTGAGATCATTACGGTTTCAAAGATTTAATTTTTCTAGCTGTATCCGCGAGTTTATAATCGCTTACTTGCTCGAGCCAATATTTTTGAGGATGAATTTTTCTGCAGATACAATGCTTCCCGGTTTCAAGAACACGAAGGACAGCATATAGCTCGCCGGACTTCAGCGTCGACAATAATTTTACAAACGTAGTCTCGTCGACCTCGGCCGCGCATGCATCGAATTTACATTCAATATTATTATGATCGCCCGTCACCATGCACCTTTTGAAAATTGTGCCGTCTTTTTCCCCAGAGATTTGTAACCGATTTCTCCAGCTCTTGGATAGACCTCGATCAGCTCTACACAGCCGGCCAATGCGTCCGGTCCGTCATCTCCGAGGCCGCCGGCTGATACCTGTCCGGCATTCGGAAACGCCTTCAATTGTCGGATAAGCAGATCCTGGTCCGGATCATCTTTATCGAACGTGATAATGCCTTCCTTAACGAAAGGCACAATGCGCTCGATGCGGCTTTCTTTACTTTCGCCTTTATGCTCGATTTCTTTAAACGGCAGGAGCTCTTTATACTTGTTTTGAAGCCGCATGTATTCGCGTTTAAGAAGGATTTGAAACCCGTTCGTTTCCACACCGATCAGTTTAGATCTGAACTCGCGCCTCTGGCGGTATGTCGCGCCGATCATATCGTCTATTGGTCCCTGTTGTATCCATGCACGGCGTATTGGAATATGAACTGAGCCGTCTTCGCGCGCTGCAACACCCACGGTAATGACGGCTTTATAATCGGCTGCATCTTTCGCGCTCGGATCCACGAAAGTGTAATGCACATAATTGCGACTGGCGAGTTCATCGCGCGTATGGTAGCGGAAATATGTGTCTTTGAATTTCTGGTCCTTGCGGTTGCGCGGATGCATTTGCATTTCGGCATCGAAGACTTCAGGATCGTCTTTTTGTTCCTTGAGTAATCGAAGCGTCGGGTGCCGGTATTCCCAGGCAGATTTATACCGGTCGGAGAAACCTTTATCGCGGCAGAGTTTTGCAATCCGGCGGTCTTCTTTTGTCTCGAGCTCGTTGTCGATTAAAGCTCTGAAAATGTATTTGCGATAGTGTGCCGTGTTCTTGCCGGCAATCAACTCATCGATGATATTACCTTTGACCGTATAGTTACACAACAACACTGCACCCCAGCGCGGAGAATTAACGGCCTTGAGAATATCTTGTTTCACAGAGTCGATAAATTTCTGCATAAGTGCGGGCGAGTCGGGTTTCGTCGGATCGTCAATATCGTTTAAGATAGGATAGTCGGGACGATGTCCGAAATTCTCCTCGCCGCGCAGTGGTTGCTCGCGTCCGTAACCCTTCACCTTGCGGCCGCTTCTAGTTATAAAAGAACCGAATTCCCATTCGACGTTGCCGGCCTGCTCGCCGAAATCGCTTCTGATGCGCTCGTTCATTTCCAATTCTAGCTTGATTGGAACGCACTTCGTTTCGGCTTTAACTTCTGTTTTCGCAATTATCGGAATAAACCAGCGGTCTTCAAAGAGCAGTTTATGCAGCACATCGATTTTAGCAACCAACGTATCTTTTGCAGATTCACGGAAGCCGGCTATTATGGATAATGCGCCGAGATCATCCGCTATTCTGAATAACTCGCTATGGAATCGAGCGAAGCCGGCTTCGACTGGACTGAATTTTTCATCCGGATATTTCCAGATGGTTTTGAATTGTTCCGGTATATCGAGGTAATGCGGAAAATACGTCAGTGCGAAGAAGAATTTATCGGCCTTCGCGCGGGCTTTCCTTGCGATTTTCTTTGAGGTCGAATCCGATGTAAACGGAGTCGCCTGTTTCTGTATTCTCTCCAGGAGCTGGGAAAACTGCTTTTCAAATTCTTTTTGTGTAAGATGCGACATTACCTTTTCTTCCCGTACTTTTTGGATGTAGCATTGCCGAACTCGACCAGGTAAGGATGAAGCTTCTGGAGCATATCTGAATCGCGCTCGGAGAGAAAATCCGTGAACTCCTGCATCGCAAGAATGATGTTGCCGTAGTTATCGACATCCTTCTGCAGCTCCTTGGCGCTTTTCAGCAGCTGGCGCAGCGCATAGACTTCGGACGGATTTATTTTCTGCTTTCCGTCTCTGACGTTCAAGAGCATCTCCTGCAGCTGCTGGACTGCAACGGTGAAAATCTGTTTTGTCGCAGCGAACGATGTCAGCGCGACTTCTTCACGCTCCTTGTCCCAGTTCTCTTCAGCTTTCCACCTGTAGAGGGTAGACAAGGACGCTTCAGGGAGAATTTTCACTATCTCTTCAAGAGACTTGTTCTCTTCCAGGTATAACCGCTTAGCTTCAACGCGCGTTACTTTATTTGCCATGACAGCTCCATAAATAAAAAAAGCCCCGAAACGATATTATAATCGTTGCGGGGCTCCTTTTGATCGGATAACCCAAGCTCTTGTTCAAGCTTGTCCGCCGTTGCTGCGGACATATTATTATTGTCTAAATCTAAGAATTCTACTATCGAGTGTCAATGCTTTTATTTTTAAGAATTCTCTCTCCCATTAGCCACTCTATAGCTGTAATATTCGGTAGAATAACATTTGAATACCACTCTTTACCATCATAATTTAATTCAATCTTGACATGCCTTTTACTCTTGGAAATATTTTTTAATAAATCTATAACTTTATCAAGGTCAATTGAATCTTCGCCTTTTTGCGAGATGGTCTGGAGTAATTCAATAATTTGATTAAGGTTCGACATATTTATAGGCTCCCCAAATTGATAATACAAACAGCCGTATCAAGTGGCCTATAAGCGAGCCTTTCTTTATATTTGGTAGTAAATGTGCCGGGTAACTTTTGTTCACGCCTCTGTGGTGGCGCCCCGCCCCTTTCGGTTTGCGGGAAAGTTACCCGGCAAAAATATGCCAAGTAATTAACCGCACTACGGAGCGGCGAGCCGCCACAGAAGACGAACAAAAGCAATATATTTGAATTCAAAGTTATAGTCAACCCTTTCCCATTCTCTGTTGTTGTATAAATACAAAATTCCTTTTTAAAAATTTTCCCCGCTCAGTCAAAAAAATATTTATAATACGCCCGCAATATCTGGTTACATGCGCTATATCATTATTTTCGAGATTTTCTATCGCACTAAGCATATCGTGGAAGAATTCATTGTGATTCATATCACGCCCGGCATTTACAGGCAAATGCGGAAAAGCTTTCTTACATGCCTGCAATATGTAATAAAAGCATAGAGCATTTGTTCTGCATCGCTGCATTTCAAAGAGAATAACGTCGTCTAAGCAAAGGATTTCTTTCAAATTTTTTTTATTGTCTGGCTGCATAAGATCACCATTGTAGGCATTCTGTCATTATTCTTTTTCCTTTGATTCCAGAATTGTCTGTGCAAACTTGATAATCCGGATTTCAGATTTATGCTCGCCGTCGAACTCTCCTGGATAATCCGGACCGCTTCCTCTTGACGGAGCGTGAAAACTTACCTGGCCTTGCGGTAGATCGACGTATAGCACGAACGAAGGGTTATCTCCGAAAAGAATCGAGGGATCTTCTTTCCAGCCCCATCTAAGTCCGAGCACGTCGGCATTCTTCTCAAGCTCTCTGCACAGGCATTCGATAGACCATTGCTTGCGATCATAAGCCATTTGCCGGTACGATCCCTTGCCCGGTATTCCACCGCGGTAGACTTTTGCGCGGCTGCTGCATTTTTGAGCACGCAATAAATTCAACGCTATCTCACCGGCTGGTCCCTTGTGGAAAAGGTCGTTGTAGAGATTGCTTGTCTCTCGACCGTCGGATCCGGAATAGACAATCATAACTCTGTTGGGACTAAAGTTCAATCAATACCTATAAATTTATCATTTAAATAAATATCTTCTGTATGCCGGCGGCCTTTTAGTTCAACTCGAACGGCATGAATGTAATTTTCACCATTACTACTGATGCCCATCTCAAGATCGCCGTGAAGGACAGTTATCTCCTTAATTTTTTCGATAAGCTCGTTTGCCTTCATTTAAGAGCACTCCTTTATTGAACTAATATTTCCTGGAACAAATCGGCTTCAGGCCAATACTTTTTAAATATTCTAGCAACTTCGGCATCACCTGTACGTTGATATAACATTTTTAACAATTTTTCTTGCTCTGATGTCCAATATCGCATCACTTCACCTTTAATGTCATTTCAATACTTCTGCCAAAATGTGATTGTAAAGTTGATCGATCTCTTCCTCTATTGCGCCATGCAATGCTATTTCAGATTTTATTTTTTCCTTCAGATATGGAAACGACCGCGCTTTATCGTCGACGCGCAATAGTCCTTCAGCCTTTAAGGCGAGCCGCGCGTTCTTGACTTTGGTGCTGTAGTCTCCAGTCGTTTTCCAACCGAAACACTTTTCACAAATTTGTCCATGTTCAACACCTTTTGCGAGACTTTCAACAAATAGCAGCACTTTCTTCTGATCGTCCGGTAATTTTTTGATGAGTTGCACTAATCGTTCTCTTGCTTCCTGCAGGAATTTTTTCTGCAGAGCAACTAACGGAGCAACTTCGTATTGGATGGCGCCGGCGGATCCATCTTTTGGAATCCTGGCAAGCACTTTATTTAATACCTCATCAATAAGAATGTCCTTATTGGGAAGTTTCTGCCTCACTTCAAGAGCAATGAGATCGGTGTCAATTGGCAATGATGTAAGTGACGCCGGCCTAACAATTGAAATGCTTTCCGCGACCTTGCGAATATAATCTGTGAGTTGCTGCACCTGTCCGAAAAAATCTTTCCGGATCGATTGAATCTCTTTTTGCAATTGTTCAAGAGCTATAAGTTTTTCGTCAGGAATTTGTTTTGGTAAAGATGGCAGCGGCGGCAAAGATGCCTGCAGCGGCCATTGAATTTCCTCTACATTCTTGTCACCTTTTGCAATAGAAATCGCAATTCCGTCTTCTAACCAAGAAGGTCGCACATATACTTTTTTGTTCCACTGAGGTGTGCAAGCGTAAAAATGCCCTCTTTTCAGCGTCATGATTTCATCTTCGGCAGGTCGTATTTTTTTTGGAATTGGCATCTGATCAAGCGTGTGTCTTACTTCATTTCTCTCTGATTGAAGCCCGAGAATCCAGGTTGATACTTGTTTGAGAGGTGTTTTGTCTACACCGGACATATCCTGGGAATCGATCCAAAGATAATTATGATTTGTTGCACCCTGGCGAATATACTCTTCCGCGAGTTGCTTGCAGGGATTGCCGCGATCCTGCGGAAGAAATTTCCACGCTTCCGGAATAACAACAATAATGTCGTGCATTTCTTTTAAAACTGTTTCCAATACGCTTCGAATGACGAGGGATTGCAATTCGTCGCGAAGCCGTTCAAGATCCATTACGTTAATACCTGGCTGCAACTCGAGTATACTGCTGAATGTTGTTATCGATATTTGAGGAAGAATAAGATTGAGATACTCGTCTAATGTGGTATAAACGCTGCGGCTGAGAGAATTTAATTTCGGATTGGCCAGCGATTGCTCTATGTTCCTTTTTACTTCCAGAAGAGAGTTGGAGCCCTTACATGCATTCATTATCCATGACCGTTCAAATCTCATTTTTTCTTTCAGCGTCGCCTCCAAAAGGGCAGAGACATATTGCCAATCCGATCGTTCTTTAAAATAAGGAGGTATCCGCTGCGCGTTGGCAAAACCACGCTCACCTGGTTTGGTTCTAAAAACGATTGCTTTACGATCGCTGCGTGTAATGAGCGCTTCGAGTGTTGTTGTTTTGCCGGATAGTTGTGTAAGTCCAGTAACGATGAGATGAGAAAGAGGAACTTCGACTTCATTTCCCTTTTCAATTTCATAACCAAGAAGAATTGATTTCATAACACCTCCAATAATTTAAACCTCATGCCCTTTTATTGAACCAATATTTTCTGGAACAAATCGGCTATAGAGGAAAGGCCGTCCTGTACTTTCGTGATTGTTTTTTGTAGGTTTTTAATATCTTTCTGATTTCGCGTTCCAAGAGCTGCCTTCGCCTTCGATATTTTCATACCAAGCAAAACCTCACTATCCAACGCAATACGTTTCAATGATGCACGTATTATATCGTAATCATCAGATGGCCTGCGATGCCTGGCGTTCTCTCCCAGATTTTCAGGCTTGTGAAGATTTCGAATGAGCATTAGAGCGCGTTTAAAATCCAGATTTTTTTTAACAACAAGATTGGCAACTTCCATTTGAGCTTTATGAGTAAATGATGCGAGAGGCTTCGCTATTGACATCTGGATTTTCCCCGCATCAACCATTGCCCGTACCTTTGGGCAGAGGTTTAGCAACGATAGATATGAATAGACCCAGGCTCCCGACTTCCCAACAACTTTTCCTATTTTTAAGATCGTCTGCACATCGTTTGTTTTATCTTCTTTTTTATAATAGTCCCGCATCTTTTCGAGAGCATATGCTATTTCCATTGAACTATGTTTTTCGCGGCAGAAATTTGATACTACTGATTGAACATGCTGCTCACCAATGTTTTTCACCGTCGTTATGATTGCAATGATCGTTTGCAATCCGATCTTTTTGTGAGCCCTTAGCCGTCTTTCACCATCAATCAATTCATATTTAAAAACAGGATCTCCCGAGATGGGCTTCACAGTTATTGGAGTGCGTTGCCCGGCTTCCTGGATGCTGCAAGCGAGCTCATTTAAAGCAGTCTCGTCAAAGCGCTTTCGAGGTTGTTCTGGAAACGGACGTATCGTGCGCACAGGTATTTTTGCCAGATGCATGGTTTCGTACATTAGAAAGTTCCTTCCTTAAAATTGCTTCTTATTTCTTTTGTGTCTTTCTGGTTAATGATTTCCTCACCGGATATATCGCGGATTGAATTACCTCGAGACTGCTGGTTGTTGAACATTGTTTTTAATTTTTCCAGACGCGCACGAAACTCATCGCAGGATTCGTTCGGAAGGTGCTGCTGTCCACACTCATTACAATGAGGAAAACATTTTTCGCAGATCTCCCCGGGTGTGTTTAACTCGGCGCCGCACTCCGGACATTTGTAGGAAGGAGCCCCGGGCGCCGGTGAAGTAACGCCCGGGACTTTCGATGGCTTCGGGGGTAACCATCGGTGTATGTGGAGGATAAAAACAGAATAATTATGCTTGCAGGTAAGAAGCCAATCTTCTTTAAATTTAAAAAAAACATTTACGCGTTCAATCAGATCTTCTTTTGTCAACGCCTCGAATCCGGGAAGCGGCGGTTTTAAAAGCTCGAGAGTCTTCTGAATATGCTCGCTGGTCGGGATCCATCTGGCGTTGTATCGCTGGCTATATAGCTTTGCGTATCTAAGCATCACTGCCTGCACTATTTCAAGCTCGGGAGACATCTTTTATTTCATCCAGACATTAATGAGAAACACAATAAACCGAAGCCATAGGAAAACCATGATACCGCAAATGACAGTATAAACTGCTCTGCGCTTGGTGTTTGAATCGAAATATTTGCTCATATTTTTTTTCCTTTGGTCAATTATTGAGTCAACTTTTTATTTAAATTTTCAAATTCAATGTCAAGAAGGGTGGTTACAGGTATCAGAAGATTCGCTAAGAGCCATATCAATTTTCTCTATTATGGATTTTGTATCTATTGGAAATGTCTCTATTGGTGACTGACTATCAAAGGCCATTAAACCATTTAATGTTGTCAATTCGTGCCCTGCAGATTCAAGGGCTTCGCGTTGATTGTTTGTCATGGAATTTCTCCTTATTGATGAGTATTTAAACAGTGATTCTATTCTATTTCGAGTTCTGGTAACATTTACCATGCTTTCAATGCGCTGATGACACAGGAGGCGAACCAGAGTGTTAAAAAAACACAAATGCCGCAGATAACCGCATAGATAATACCGCGCCTGGTGTTTGAATCGAAATACTTATTCATTTGATACCCCATTGATGGACTATATTTCCTGTTACACTGCACTTTCTTTTTCCAGCATTTATAACAAGCCCGTACTGGCGCAGCTCGTACGTGCGGCCGACAACGTGATTGATCGGTAAACCTAAGTGCTGTGCGATTTCTTCGTTTGTCGCCGGGCCTATTTTATAAAGCGCATCTAAGACTTGCTGCTGCATATCTCCGAGCTTTATCTCGTCGGCCAGGAGCATCGTATGCGACAGCTTACGCGTATCGTCGCCCGTAGAAATAGCTTTCGGTGCGTTGTCAAAACGTTTTTGAACCGGATTCGAACCGGAGTCAAATAACGGCGTTCCGCTGCCCTGTCCGAACCGGCGGATATGATCTGCGCGATAACTATTTTTTCTAAAACTGTTCATACTGCAAGACGCAGTTTCCTATCGTGTTTCCGGTGGCGCTGTTTTTTATTCAGGCATTTTCTACATTGAGATACCACGCCGAGCATAAGGCCGCTTTGCTTGTTGAACTCCGATTTCGGTTTTAAGATGTGGCAGCAAAGGCATTCCACGTAGAGCGTATTGCCTCGCTGTTGTATTTTGCGTATGGACCGGCGGCGTTCGAATTGGTTTAATATTATCTCCTTCATAAATCCCTCCTGGGTTTAGCATTTTGTAAAATAATTTTACCGCTGTTGGTAATACAGTAAGATCCTATCTCCTCGCGCACGCGGTGGCCGCACAGCTGGCAAACCAAACCGACAACGCGCGTACCTTCTATAATCGGTACGAAGTCATGCATTGAGTCCGGGCATTTTTTATCCGGGCGAACGATCTCAAGGCCGTCTATTTCATCGCACATTGCTTGCCTCATATCTTTTCAAGAATTCCAAACCTTTCGTTGTCAGCTTCCACCAGCGAGTGCGGTCGTATTTCCCACCGACTGCATATCCTTCCTCTGCCAGAGAACGCATATTGAAGGCATAGAGATTTTGCGGCATAGGAATTATTTTGCGAATCTGTGCAATGATCTCCGAAGGAGACGCTGCATCGCACCCGGGCGGAGTAAGCTGTTTTAGTGCGCGAAGAATTTCCACGCGCGGACTTGTACCAATGGCTTCCTCAAAATAGCTGTTGACCGAACCGAAATATTTAACGATGATACCGTAGATGTCCCTCCCGTCTTCGACTATCTCGTCTTTAATCGGGAACCGATTGTTCTTCTTCCAAAAATCCCGCAGGAGCGTTATCAATTCTTCCCTCGTCCATTCATGATGATTGGCAGGCTTGTCTAACGCAGTCCTGATATAAATATTCCAGGAACCAAACCGTTTAATGACTGTCCTGGCAAAACCTCCTCTGGCATCTTTCACTTTCGGCACGCGGCCATATTTATTTAAATAATCCCGCGCCCAACGAATAAGATCATCATTCGTGTATTTAAGTTTGTGAGGCATACTTTTTTATCCGCGCGCATTGCAGTAATTGATTGATCTGGTCTACGCTCCGAAGCTTTTTATCGCTGGATTCGATCAGTTGGCCGTCGGAGCCTATTATTTTAATTTCGACTTTATCTCTCTCGATAAGTATAAAAAGAAGACTCTCAACAGGTACTTCCTCAGAAATCATTTTAAGCGACGTATTGAAATCAGCGTTGATCATATTCCATTACCTTTCGTAAAAAGGGGGGCATATCTTTTCTAATCCTGTTAGCATTTAAAATGACTTCGGGAAAATGTTTGCGCCGCAGTACGTCATCCGTATCGTCAGGAAAAGCTTCGAATAGCAAGAGCTCCCGTATAGCAGCATGCGCAGCTGCAGAGATAACCTCGAACGGCAGATTGCGTCCAGCTGTAATAAATTTTAACGCCGTTTCTATCGGCGTTACGAGATCGCGCATATTCTCTACCAGACCGGGCACTAGCGTAAGGCCATGCTCTCGCCAGGCGCTTTCAAGCTTTGCCATGACCTTAAGCTCTGTTACGTCTTCAGGTGGTAGTGTTAGCGTGGTTGTCGTTATTGGATCGATAAAGTAAACAAGCACGTCGTTACCTATCGGGCGTTCACCGATCCATTTTGAACCGCAGTTTCTTATAATCTGCGCGCGGCGTTCTTGCGGCGTTAGATTTAGTTCTATAGGCATAAGTCCTCCTCTTGTTTAAAATCATTTATTAAAATGATGTCTGTATTCTGTGACCTCATCGAACAGCAGTTCCTTAGCCGATGTCGGGATCTCTGCGTCGAATGTTTCGGTCTTTATGATCCTGACTTTGCCGGCATCCTCGGCGCGTTTCTTTTGCTCTTCGACTTTTTTCTTGAGGTCTTTTAATACGTCCGCGATGTCCTTCGCGTACTTGCGCGTTACGGCAAACGTGCGGTGGAATTCGACACCTTCCACGACTTGCTTACCTTCGGGAAGTTTTTTCAGTTCGCGGAGCACGTCAGATTTCAGGTCTTTTAAAACCGCGTCAAGTGCCTCGCGCCTGGTTAAAAGAAGCGCGTATTTTTTTATGCTTTTCATAAAATTCCTTTCCGGATTTGATGAATCAAATCCTTACTGTTGTATGTATGGTTGCTGGATTATTTCAAAATCACTTTCTATGTCCGCTTCGTCTTTATCCAGGCGTGCGATCTCGCGCGCGAGAATGATACGGTCGTCGATAAATCTCTCGCGGTTTTCCTTCGGCAGAATATCGCCGATCTGTCTCAATACCCGTCCGCGGGAAAAGTATAAAGCTTTGAGTTTCTCCAGCTGAGTATTACCCAGCTGGTTACGGCTTTCTTTATAAAGCTCGTTTAATCTCAGATAGTATTGATCGGTTCTCTTTGCCGATCTGTAGTTTTTATAAATACAGTAAATCAGCACGGCCGATAGAATTAATACGAGAAGTAATTTCATACTGCCTCCTTATGTGTCTGTGTATATTTGAGAAAATCTTTAAGGTCTTTTTCCGATAGCTTGAGCTCGCCTGATGCCAGCCGGTCATTGATGATAGAAAGCATGCCATTTATGACTTTCGTAAGCTCAAGCGTGCTACAGGACCGTGTCGAGATATGCTTGCCGAGGGTTTCGCGTTTGATGAAATTAGCGATTGCCTGCCAGTTCCAACCGAGAAGGTATCCGAGCTTTGCGATTTTCTTTTGCAGGCGGTCGTTGCGCGTTACGCGCGACTGAATCATTTTTTGTGCGAGACGCTCGAGCGCTATGTAAACGAGATTCAAATATTCAAGATCGATCTCTTTGCAGCTCGTCTTGCCGTTAGATATGCTGGATAAAATGGAGCGATAGGTCTCGTCGTCTAGATTCAGAACCCGTTTTAAGACATGAATGCGTTTTATGAGAGCTGATCGTATCATAAATTGTCAATCGGACTTTTACCAGTTTTTAAAAATTCTCTTTCAATTTTCACTGCTGCGGCTTTCATCATTGCGGTAAATCTGCTGTTTAGCATTAATAAAGATTTCAGTTGCGCCTCACACCGAGAACACAATCCTTCATGTTTTTTTTCATCAAGGATTGACCAATCACAAGGCATTCCACTTCGATGTATGCAGGCTTTGTTGTCAGTACATCCACAAATGATGCATCGATTAATTTTCAACATATTGCACCTCAATCCATCAGCCAGCCGTAACCGGCGCTCAAACATTCACTATCGATCTTCTTTTTATTCCGTAGTTGCATTTCGTCATAGGCACGAGCCATCAAAGCCACAAGCGATGCGACTCCGAATTTTTTCACTGCCCAGGCCCAGGCTTCTTTTAATTCATCACGGTCTAATTTGTTCGGCCATAACCGGGCTATTTTAAGGGCTTCATCAAAATTAATGTCTCCAACTTCGCGCTGTATGCGTATGCGCCGCCGCAGGTATCCGAGAAGCGGATCCTGCAGAACTTTTTTCAAGCGCTCTGTGCCAATTAGTACGATCGAACAGCGTTCGCTTGCTTCACCGCCATGAATATCTTTTAGAATCGCTAGCGTCTTAGATCGCAAATTATCTGCCTCGTCCACGACCAGCTGCCTCGGCCGCCGCTGCAGCTGACGGATAATTGCCGATAGCTTATCATCCTGAGAGCCGGTCATTTGTGAACCAATATTTAAAGCATCAGCAATACGATGTAGAAGCGACATTGGAGTTGTCGTTGAAGTTAATTCTAAATAAACAGCGAACTCTGAATTAAGCGCAACAAACCGCGCAGAGGCTTTCGACTTGCCGCATCCGAAATGCCCCGTGATACGGCAGATCTCTTTGCGCTTCCAGGAAAGCATCATCGTAGCGTGAATTTCTTTTACGATGCTCGTTTCAACGATTGCATTTGTCGCTATCCAGTTACGATAGAAACGTGCAAGTGCGTCATCAACCTTATCTCTGTCGCCTTCGTAAGTATCGCTTAGCGCCTGCGATATAACCGGCAGAGAAAAACCTGTAAACTTTGAGATCTGACGCTGTGTGACTTCACCGTCTTTGATCAGCTTTCGCAGCGTCTCTTTTATCTCTTCAATAGAATCATTAAATTGCGACTGTTCTATTAGTGATAATCTGTTCGCGTTTTGCATTTATATCCTCCTTCGTCAGACTCATTTTATCTTATCGTTCACCGCGGCAAGCGATAGCGGAATTGCCGGTGCCTTCTTTCTCTTCTCGCGTGCGTCGTGGTTTCGTTTTTCTGATTTTAATTCTTCTGCAATTTCTTTCGATTGCGCTTCTAAGCCGGTTAAGTGTGCTATCGTTGATGTGTTCTTTACCAATAGCTCACCCGGCACTGCCGCCATATTAAGCAAGCGCCCTTCGAGCGCCATCATCCGAGCTTCGCGGTCGCTGATGCCGGAGTGCAGCTGCTTGATTTCTTCGCGTAGTTCTTTGGTGCTGTGTTTGCGATCGTGCAGTATTTTCTGCCAGCCGCGTTCGGACTGGCCGAACATTTCTTTGTTGCTTGCCACTGCAGCAAAGACACCGTCGACATAAATACTCACAAGCCCCATATCGATCGGATCGTAATAAACATCTGCAAGCTTATCGTTATACTGCATAAGCTGTTCGCTATAATACTCGGCGCCAAGAAGCGTTATTTGGCAGCGCCGTATCTTTCTACTTCCCACTTTCATCAATAAGAAATCGAGCACGTGCGTATCGATAGATCGCTGGCGGATCTGGTTCGTCAGATAAACCTGCAGAGGCGTCTGTGAATTCAGCGAGCGGTGTGGACGGTTGTTGTAAGAATTTATTGCCAGCGCCACAGTTGCATCGAATTCCTCTACCGATAATAGTGCACCGGATTTTAAATCCCGCGCTAAGGTATCCGGTTTATTCTGATATTGATTACCTTTGTACCCGGGCAAATGGCGAATCAATCTTTGTATAGTTCCGAACCAGCGTTCCATTTGTGCCTTAGATTGCCCGTGGTACGGAAGCGTGTAATGAAGTTTAGTTATGCGTTGGATGCTTACGCGTGCATTATCATCGAAGTCTATTTTGCCGAATACCCGCTGGGTGTAGTTAGAGCGGTAATCTTTGCCGTTATCGATCATAATATTTTCCGGCAGAGTTGAAACATTCACTTGCTCGAACTTCGAACCGGTGTAGGCTTTTATCTGTGCTCCGGTAACGCCGTTGCGGAAAGCAAGCGCTATAGTCTGTGAATTCGGCTGCCAACTTAGGTGATAACCGACAAGAAGCCCGGTCCTCTGATCTATAAAGGCAGTTATCCATCTGCGGTCCGGTTTGCCTTCTTCGTTTAAAACCATGAAATCAAGTTCAGTATGATCGCCTATCCACATCTCGCCCGGACGCAGCGACTTTATATCGCGTGATATGAACGGCTGCTCGTACGCTTCGAAATCTTGCTTTCGCATGCGCGAGGCTCTGGCTGCGAGCGATGCACGCGAGAATCGTTTTAAATACGCACGTATAGTCGCTTCGGCGGGCAGATCTCCCTCTACGGCAATTTCATGTTCCGGCGATTTTATTATCAGAGATTTTTTACACATCGCAACCAGTGCACAATAGCAATCCGTGGCGGACATATTCTCGCGAGCGTAGAGAGAACGAATATAATTTTCAACACGCACTTCTTCGCCGGTTGATATTATGATAGAAAGATTTTTTGCACTCATTAACGATGATTTATCTTTTCTGTCTTTGCGTACGAATAAATATTCCAGCGCATGATACAGTTGAGAATGTCCGGCGATGCATGATAATGGTGCGCGTGAAGGCAGTTTAAAGAGATCTCTAAGCTTGATTAAATACCAGTGAATAGTTGCGACTGATAAACCGATCTCAACTGCGAGAGCATGTTTTGCTGATTCTTTATTTTCTGTTACCGCGACAAACTTTTCAAACGCTTTTACACGTTCGGAAATATCAGGCGTGATTTTCGTTGCCGGTATAACAGGAAGGTTTAGTTCAATATTTGGATCGTAGTTGCTCATTCAATATCCTCCAGAGAACGAATCGGTGAAGAAAAGAGATCGAATTGATGTTGTGAGCGCTTCGTCTCCTTCAGCCGTTCGCGCAGGTGGTGGAAAAGTCTATAGTCGTTCGTTTCAGTCATTATGATGAAAGCATCTTCGAAACCCAACTTGGCGCAATTACTGCTCGAGCGCGGTTCGCACATTTTGCGCAGTGTGCTTTCGTTCTTGTGGCCGATTTTATCAGCGAGATATTTAAATGCATCGAAGGTATTGTCGTCTCTTCGTAAGCGCTCGGAGAGTTCCCATGTTTTTATTGTTGCATAAAGTATTTTATGAGATTCGATCATTTGTTTGAGCAATTATTACCATCAGTTTGCAATTGTGCCGGCTCGTGAAGATCAGTAGATTGTTCCGGTAGGTTGCCCTGCCGGCCGGCGGAGAAGCTATCCGCCGACCCGGACACTACAGAAGCGCGAACGGGAACCTCTTTATTATTATTTGTAATTGCGTTAACAGATGGAGACCGATACATATTAGCAAGAGCGATAAATTCTTGAGTGATTTCATCGAGCGGATGTTCGATGTTCTGTTGTTGATTGAATGATTCAAAAAATTCTTTAATGGATTTTAGTCGAGCTGCTCTATAAGACTTGGAAGCGACATGAGGTTTAAGACAAAACGGACAGATGCACTTTGGGCGTGGCTTAATAATGACAACATTATGATCGACGAGCCATCGATATATTTTTTTAAAATCTTTTTTACTGATTCGGTTGCGGCGACCAGCAAAGAAATCGGATACTCGACTTCGAGGAATACTCAAATCTATGGCAAGTTTGTATTGGACAAATCCGAGCTCGTAAAATCTATTTTTAATTTGCCCGTAATTCATCTTATATGCCCCCGAAATGAAGAACCCGCACCATTACTCGGATTACCCAAAAGTGCCTTCCGGAACACCTGTAAAACGGTAGTTCGGAATTTCCGAACATATGGCATCTCAACTGCCATTGACCTACCGATCAGGCCAAGCTGGATATTTGACAACTTCGACATCGTCTTTTCCATGAGTGATGGTCATTTTTGCATCATTAACTTTTCCTTCTTCATCAGAAGCCACTGTGACGAGAGGGACGATGGATTGCTTTGTTCCGACAGAATTTCTTTCTTTAATTATATGACCGCTATGGTCTCTCCATTCTGCAAAGGCCGATATGTTTTTCATATCTTCAAGACAGGTTTTACAAAGCCATATTATTTTGCCGTCGCTGGTAGTGTATTCATAAAGCCGATTACCGGGATGCATATTTTTCGTATCGTTTGGAGAGTTAATCCATACAGCGCATTGTCTTTCACCTTCAAGAGTTTTATTCCTATAGATGCGGCTCGGATGCGTGCGCATGTAGAATTGAAGGTTTGTCTCTTTCATGCTGCACTCCCAATGGTTAAACTGAAAAATGGATTCTGATTGAATCTTATTATTAGAAACGGTCTGTTATCAACAGGATGCTTTGCGTATAAACGGCACTCGAAGGTGTTCATTTTATTTTGAGTAGTTTTTGAGAATTTAATATCAGCAATGAAAATAGAGCAACTGAAGGAGCGGATCACGCTTTTTTGATTCGGGATGCGAATACGACAGAACTCATGTAATGCAATTACTTTTTTCAGAAGCGTGAAATAAGAATTCCGGAGAGTAACTCCTTCGGTAATATGCTTTGTCTGGCGGATTATCATTATGTTATCTTCTTATAAAATGGACAATGATATGTCATTTGTAGAACTCATAATGATTTTAAATAGTCGAGGATTTTGAAATGGAGACTTGGGCGAGAACCTGATATAGCCAGCGAAATAGCAGCGTGCCCCACTTTAAATTTCTTTTGTAGATCAGAAGATCGAATGCCTCTTTTTAGCATTAGGATTTTTATCTGAACTGCGTTGGGTTTGCGTTTTACTGAGAATAACTTGAAGGCGAAAAAGTTTTTTAAAAGGCAAATTTTTAAAATATCGGATATGAGATTCATAATGACCTCAAATAATCGAGGATTTTAAAATGGAGATTTGGTCGTTGGCCGCTTATGGCCATATTGATTGCATTACGTTTTACTCTAAAATGATTCATAAGAGCTATGCGATCCGTATCCCTCTGAAGCATTAGTATGAGAATGGCTTTAGTATTAAGTTTTCTTTTAGGTTTTTTCATGATATATTGACCTATTAAATATGAGTTTATTAACCACAGCTAAAATACGTAAACTAAGAAGTATTGTCAAGTGAAAAGTTCAGATAATACGAAGTTATATAAAGAAGAGATTTTACAGCGATTTATTGAGTTTGGGCAGTCCAAATTTGGAACCGATCATGGTTGGCAAAAAAAATATGCTGAAGCACTCGAAATGAAACAACAACAAATGAGCGATATATTATCTATGCGCTCGCCTATAGGTGCAAAGATTCGAGAAAAAATGCAGACACTCTTGGGATGTGATCCGATGTGGTTAATTAATGGACGAACAACCGAGCAATTACAATCAGATTTTATCGCAATTCGAAAAAGAATTGCCGAGAATTCATTACCATCGGACGATAAAGCGATGTTAAATAAGCTTCATGAATTAGGTATATTAACAGTGAAAGATTTAGAAGAAAAATTGAATTGGAAATTACTTTACGATAAGAAAGAAGAGTCTATCCGGTTTAAGGAGACACAAGCAAATTATAAATCATTAAAAAAGAAGAGGGGAAAATAAACATGGATGGTCTCGTTATAGGCATATTAATTGCTATAATTATAGCACCAATTTTAATGATGTTTCAAAAAAAATGTCCTCATTGTGACTCACGTTTTCCACTCGGTAGTCACCCGAGAGTATGTCCAAAGTGTGGACGAGATATAATCGAGTGAGTGAATAGAGAGACCAAGGAGGAGAAAATGGATAGAACATTTTTAGATCCAATTTTAATAAAAACAAAAACCAAACAACAGAGGAGATAAAAAATGGAACTCATCGGGGTATTATTTGTATTGGTAATTTTTATCATGGTTATTTGGGCACAAGTTCGATCTGCGGACAATACAGCTGCCATGAGAAAAGATGTTGCAGAAATACTGAACCTTCTTAAAAGGGAAGTGGCTAAACCAAAAATCAATCCTTTAGAAAAGAAAGTTTAATCCTCACTTTACTTTAAATGAGGGGCCAGCAAGCCCCGATTCGTTGGCGCGGGTCGGGGCTACGATTATTTAAATTTAAAATCCATTTTCCCGGGAATCTGCCTCAATATAGAATGGATAATAATGAAATAAATTAACGGCAATATGACAATCCGAATAAAAATAAACTTGACATTGTTACTGGCTATAATTAGATTTCAGATAATAAAATTCAACTAAGTTAGGATTCAGAAATAGTTCATTAAATAATTTATCCGTCTAAAGAGAAGGCGGACCGGCTCGAAAAAGAGCCTGGGTTATCCGATCAAAAGGAGCCCCGCAACGATTTTAATATCGTTTCGGGGCTTTTTTATTTTCTACGAACGCAATGAAAAAAATATATCTCACCATTTTCCTATCTGGAATTCTCTTCGGAGCTGCAATTATTTTTACTCTTTATAATTACGGCACGCCGCCAACGACTCCCACAGAATCACAACAAATTCTTGACGACGTGATTCAGGCATGGACCGCACCCGTTGACGCCGAAAAAGTTATGATTGCCGGTACGAGAGAAAGAAACAAGCGAGGAATATTCCAGATAGGGAAAATTCCGGATACCGTCCACGTTCTCGCACAAATTGTCGATTCACTTTATAAAGTACCGAAAGGAGTGGTTATTGCTCAATGGGTATTAGAAAGCAAATGGGGATTGTGTTCTCTTGGGGCGAACAACTGGTTTGGCCATACCTACGCAGCGACAAAAAAATATCTGAAGAATCCTCAATATGTAATCCGGACAGACAGGTATCTGCTCAACGGCAAGTGGACCAAGAGGCAAATGCGTTTCTCACGGTATCAAGATTTAGCGGAGTCCTTTCTCGTTCACGGGATGTATCTCTCAGCCTCGCCTCTATATCGAGACGCATTCGATCATGTGAATTCTCCAGAACTCTTTGCACGGACAATAGCGAAGAAATACGCTGCGGACCCCGATTACGCGATCAAACTGATAACGCTTATGCGTCGCTACCAACTGTAACGAGAGGATAACTATGACAATGTTAAACAGAACAATGCAGCTTGGCCGGCTGGCCGAATTCAAAAGAAGAAGCGATACTCTGCGAATCGAAATTCATTCAGCCGTCACAGGGATTCTTTCAAATCTTGAACCATTCGATCTTGATTTACAGTATGTAAATAATATAAATCCAACCCGCTTAAAAGTGAATTGCGATACAATTTTAACAAAGATGAAGGAGTTTAATAGGATTAGAGCGGAAATAAAAAATCTCGAAGAGGAACTGGGTGAAGCGAGCGGCCGATGATGTATGGATTTAAAATCCGGAATATCGATAATCTGTTTGAGCATCGCCCTGGTGCCCTGGTTAGAAGATCTATTGAAGATATATCTAATCGCAATGGTCGCGATTCTGACTCTTACAGTCAACGTCGCATTTCGAATGAGATCAATTTGGGAATGGATAATCGAAAAGGCGTTACAAGAAGTTATCAAACGTCTTATGCAGGATGAGGATATGAAAAAAATTATAAAAATGAGATTCGATGCGATGATTAAAAGAGCGAAGGAACATAAGCATGTATAAAGCGTCCGGAATACTTATTGCCTGCAACGATCCGTTAGTAATCGATCCAGCAACAACAGAATTGCCAAAAGTTATCGATGTCCTCGTCGAAGGATCTCACGGTAAAAAATTGCTTACTGACGGGAAAACAATCGCTGACTTATCGATAAGTGGTAGCGACATCGATGCGTGCGAAAAGCATTTTGCCGCACGCCGTGCTGCACATCCCAAGCGGGATCTCGCAATCGATTATGAACACCAGCTCTTAAGCGGCAAAGAAGCTCCGGCAGCCGGCTGGATAAAGAACTTGTTTACGGAAGCCCGCGAAGGTAAAAAAGTATTGCGCGCGGAAATTGATAAATGGACTAAGCGAGCTGCAGAATATATCCGTAACGGCGAGTATCGATACGTTTCGCCGGTCTTTGCGCTAAACAGACCTGATAAAGAAACCGGCAGGATCGAACCGCTAGTCATTAAGCATGTGTCATTAACCAATGAGCCGTTTATCGACGATCTGTTGCCGATAACGGCCAAAGACTATTTACTCAATACCATAACAGCAAAGGAGACAGATATGGATGAATTAATTAGCTGGCTGAGAAATTTTCTCGGCCTTCCTCTTTCCGCAACGGCAGCGGAGATTTTGGCAGAGCTCAATAAGCTGCAGGATAAAATTAAATCAGCGATCGCTTCAGGCACAGTTACAGCGAAGGAAATTCTTGCCTTCTTCGACAGTGCAGCAACTGAGATCGCTGCAAAAGCCGATCTCGTAAAAGTTATTTGTGCAAAGGATGCAGGCACGATCGAAGAGGCGAAGGCGATATACGTTACCGCGAAAGATGCCCAGACACAGCTCGTCGTCGCTAAAGAAGAGCTGACCGCTTTAAAGGCAGAGAAGTTTAACACTGCTTTCGACGGTATTATCGGCAAAGCATTTACCGACGGTAAAATTCTTCCGACGCAAAAAGCCGACGCGGCCTGGATGCAGACTCAAAAAGATTTTGCCGCGAAAGATATGACGGCCTTTACAGAGTTCTGGGCGAAGCAGCCGAAAGTTGCTCCAACCGGCACACTCCCGGATCCCGGTGATGTAGCAGCAAAAGATGATTTGTCGGAAGAAGACAAACGCATTGCTTCCAAGATGGGCGTATCGGAAGATACACTCAAGAAGCATAATAAGAAGTAAAGATTACGAGCGTAATAAAACATTTTTAAATAACTATTTAAAGGAGTTTAAAATGGATTCACAAATAGTTTTTCTCTTGGCCGCCCTGGTTGTTTTCTTGGGTTGCCTGCTTGTAAAAAAAGTAACCGGCACGGGAGTATTTCCTTTTGCGTTAACGGTGCTCTCGGCCGATAAGCCGATCTCGACGCGTGAAGGCAGGTTGTTCAACTATGGCGTGGAAGCTGACGCCATTATATATCACGGTGCTCTTGTAGTGCTGCACGACGGTTATGCCAGGCAGGGAGGAACTGCAACCGATTACATAGCTGTCGGTATAGCAAAAGAAACAGTCGATGCGACAGATCTAGAGAGCGGTGAAAAGACAATCGAAATCGAAGAAGGAATCTTTCTCTTTGAAAATTCCGAAGGCGGCGATGAAATCGGTATCACAGAAATCGGCAAGGTCTGTTTCATTGTCGACGATCAGACGGTTGCAAAGACTAGCGGTACGAATACTCGTTCGGTTGCCGGTTACGTGCGCGATGTAACCGACGATGGTGTCTTTGTCGAGATAAAAAACACTCAATCAGCAGATGGCGATCTTGTTGCAGCCAACAATCTCAGCGATGTCGCCTCTGCAGCCACAGCTAGAGCGAATATCGGTGCTAACAAAGTCGTGCTGCAGATTCCGGTTGCGACATTGGTCGGCACAGGCGTCTATCGTGTTGTATCTCCGGTTGCAGGTAATATTACAAAAATCTGGTCTGTTATCGACGGTGTGTTGACGACAGGCGATGCAACCTTAACCGGCAAGATCGGTGCAACCGCAATTACAGACGGCGCTATTACAATAACGCAAGCCGGCTCCGCTGCAGGTGACATCGACAGTGCGACGCCCTCGGCGTTAAATACTGTTGCAGCCGGCGATGTTGTCAGCGTTACAGTAGGCGGCACGAATGAGACTGCAAGCGGTGCGATGGTAAGCATCCTGGTAGAAACATAATCTTATTCTCTCTCCAGGAAAGAGACAATCAAAAGAAAATAACAGATCACTTATTAACGGAGGACATATGAAATTAAGAAATTTTGTAAAGGTGTTCGTTGCTGTGCTGGCTGTGTTTGCACTCAGCGAACCGTTATTTGCCCGCGAAGGCTTAACCGGTTATAAAATAGCGATAGCCGGTGCGGTTACTGCGGATACTTTAGTTGCTCTTCAAAAATCATTCAGCGCAATTTTCAATGAGGCAATCGAAGCGGCCACACCCGATTGGCCGAATATAGCTATGGACGCACCGTCGGAAGGAGCTGAGGAAAATTACCAATGGCTTTTGGATTTGCCTCAAATGCGCGAGTGGCTGGGTGATAAAATCTTTAAAGAACTCCGCGGTTATCAATACACGATTCGTAACCGTGACTGGGAATCTTCGCTCGAAGTCGACCGCAACGATGTCGAAGACGATCGCCTGGGCATTTACCGGCCGCGTATTCTGCAGCTGGCGAACGTAGCAGCTGGACATCCGGATATACTGCTTACTGAAGTGCGTGAAGGCGGCACATCAAACCTGTGTTACGATGGGAAAAACTTCTACGCCGCTAACCATTTGGTCGGCAAAAGCGGAACACTTAGTAATCTCTTATCCGGCACAGGTGTTGCGTTGGATAAAATTATGGCGGACTTTATATCTGCGCGAGCTGCACTTAGAAAATACAAAACCGACCAGGGCAATCCGTTTATCAGAGAGAAAGGCAAACTGAAATTCCGGGCGACTATACCTCCGGATCTCGAAGGTGTATTTGAATTGCTTATTAAAGCGGATGAGATTTCAGGTACAACAAATGTTCTTAAAAGTGCATTCGAATATGCGGTCGATAGTGGCTTGACAGATGATGCTGACTGGTATCTGGATTATATCGGTTCACCGATCAAACCGTTTGTAGTCCAGACGCGCAAAAAGCCGACGTTTGTTCCGTGCGAAGATCCGACGTCAGAAAGTGTTTTCAAGCGGAGAAAATTCCAGTATTCAGCTGAGTCGCGGTTTAATGTCGGATACGGCTTCTGGCAGTATTCGATCAAGATCAATAATGCTTAGCGGGGATGTTCCCGTGACGTCAAGCAGCGGCATGGGAACCTCCTTCACATCCGGCGGAGAATTGCGCTCCGCCGGATAGTTTTTTCCGGCCGAGGAGTGATACTTTTGCCGGGAACTAGAAAACAAACAAGAGGACATTATGCCAAACGAAACTTATAAAATTCCCGGCACGAACATAGTGCTGTCTTTCAAGGATAACGGCGACGGCACACATTCAATAGCTGAAATCGCAAAGCTGCTTGGTCAAAACGGCGGCATAATTATAACAGATACAAATCCGCACACGGAATTAAACTGTTATGCGATCCAGGCAATTACCGATGTCGTGATCAGTGCAATGAAGCTGAAATCTGAATTCTCAGGATCGATGGCAGGTGTAACTATTAAAGCCGGCACGAAAGTAATGATCGCGTTTACTTCTCTTACATTAACAAGCGGAACGGCGATTGCATATAACAACTGAGCTAACCGATGTCTTATTGCACACAAACATATAATGCAGCTGGCGACATAGCACCTTCGAGGATTTCTCTTGAGCGCTTGCTGCAGCTGATCAGCGAATCGGAAGATGACGATGAAGAAACCCTGCAGAATGTAATTGACCAGGCGATTGAAGATGCGGATTCGACCATTGACGGTTACTCAAGCAAGGTCTATACAGTGCCGTTTAATCCCGTTCCTTCGAAAGTGAAAAGTCTTTCGGTGGATATTTCGGTTTACAATTTATTCTCAAAGCGTGTCGATGCCTCGGGTGGAGAGGTGCTCGAGGGCGTTAAAAAGCGGTACGATGACGCCATCAGTTTTTTAAAAGACATAGCCAAAGGCAATGCCAGGATAGATGGCGCCGTTGTCCCGACAACAAACACAAAAACTACAGGCGGAAAGTTTTCTTCTAATCCGCGGGTTTTCGGACAGGATAGTCTGGATCAATTATGAGAGTCGCAGGTGGATATAGCGGTGTTGATGTCGATACGAGCGAAGATTTCTCTGTAGCCAAGGCGATTAGTCAATTGCTAAAAGAAGGAACATTTGTTTTGCCTGGCACAGATACGATTGAACTAGCAGACGGAAAAAAGTATTCAGAGGTAAAGCGTTGCGAAATCGGCATCAGAAGCGCGGATGTGGATCACAATGTTAATTCCGCTTTTGCCTTGATAAAAGCAGCTGAAGAATTATCCAATAATTTACATTTTCGTTTTAACGGCGTCGACGGTACAAAAGTCATCGTTAAAAATGTTCTACCGACGATCGTACGCGAGATGAACCAGCACGGAAAATTTTGCGCTACTAGAATTAAAGGCAAGGCGATAGCAGAAACGGAATCGGAATTAATAACTGTCGTTCCCGTGCCCACAACAGTGCTAGTCGATAGCTATAGCGAGATCAATCAATGTACTTATAGACCTGTTTATGGAGGCGACGGAAGATATGGTCAGAGCTTCAAAGGCGATGGAAGCATTTTAAAGAGCTGTAAGTTCTATCTGAGCTCACGTATTTACGATCATAATTATAATTGGGGATATTGTCACGCACGGCTTTATGCTCACACCGGCGTTTATGGCACGAGCAGCCTGCCGATTGGAAGCCCTTTAGCTATATCCGATTCGGTTGCGATCGCATCATTACCTGCGTTACCTTCATTTGCGCTCTTTACTTTCAACTTCTCGAATGGAATTAAATTAGAAAGCAACGTTCCATATTGTATAATGTTCACTTACATCGGAGGCACATCGCTGAACTATCCTTGTGTCGGATTGGATACTATGGCCCCCACTCACAGCGGTAATGCTATGCGCCCTGATAAATATTATTCAAGGGAAGACGCTTGTTTTTATGTCTATGGTGAAAAGGCTTATTAAAAATGGGCAATACAGACTTTACAGATCTTAATAAAACACTGGGTGAGATTCTCACGCGCGCGGAGAATCCGCGTCCCGCCCTGGAAGAATTTGCTCCCATTGCAGCCAATGAGATCCAAACGAATTTTGATGATGAAGGTCGTCCTGAGAAATGGCCTGTATCAAAACGCGTGCAAAAGCATGGCGGCCAGACTTTGACCGATACAGCAGCTCTAAGGCATTCGTTATTAACTCCGCAGATCGGTGAGCGATCGATAACACTCGGATCGAACCTTCTGTATGCAGCCATACAGTTATTCGGCGGTGTGATAAAACGATTTGCCCATTCTGAAATTTTTATCCGTAATCGCACCAAAGCCGGCCGGTTTAGAAAAGGCACCAAACCAGGCAAGGGCAGCACCGTTAAAGAGTATTCGATCAATATCCCGGCTCATAATTATTTGTACTTCGCGCCGCAAACGCAGGCAACATTCGCCGGTATTTTAAAACGTTATGTGATGGGTGCCTGATGCCGTTATTAGAAGACATAGAAGATTGCTTAATCGACGATATGAAAGCAAACATCGAGGGAATTAAAACCGTTGATACACACGAGAAAGAATTTGACGAACAGACGCTTGGCCTTCTTATTCCGCGCGCTCCGTTCGGTCTTATTCGCTATGTGGAATCGCGCGGTGTGGAAAGCGAAGAAACAAGCGAAGGCAAAGAAGGTGTGATAAAAAGGTCATTCGTTCTTGCTCTCGGTGCATCTTCAATGCGGTCAAAAAAAGAAGGCCAACGCGGGTGTTATTCGTTGTTGGATCAAGTGCGTAATCGTTACGATGGATGCCATTTGGCGGTTGGTGATGAAGAGATTGTGCTTTACTGGGACGGTGATGCGTTGATCTATAGCGGTAAAGGCATAATCGTATATGCTGTAGTGTTAAGTTGGAACGAATTTAAATAGGAGTTCATTATGAAAAATATTTCTGGCGGTTATTCATTGGTCGAATTCGACACAGACGTTAATTTTTCAAACGCAAAAGAGATCACGGACCTTTTAAAAGAAGGTACGGAACTAATTCCCAAAACATTGACAGAGGAGTTTGCCGACGGGACCAACCGGAGTGTAATTAAACAGATGGAAGTAAAGGCGCGCAGCGCCAATGTCGACGATTCAGCCGGCTCGGCTTATGCGTTACTAAAAGCTGCAGAGCTTGCAGGAACGCTTCTTAATTTTCGCTTCATAGGTAAAAGAGGCGGAATACTTATTGAGGATTGCGAGGATGTCTGGAACGAGCAAGTCGTAAGCGGTGTAACCGTAACAGCCGATAACGATCATAAAGTCGGAAATAAATCCGTAAAGTTAGCCGTCGAATCCTCTGTTGAAGCTGGAGTACTGGCAAGTGAAGCTATTGCAGTGCTCGATTTAACGACACGAAAAGAATTATCGTTATGGATTAAAAGCAGTGTGAATACCAGCGCAGGCGATCTGCAGCTGCTCTTATCCGATCAGGCAAACTGTGCTTCGCCTCTTGAGACTTTGGATATTCCAGCATTGACGGCAAACATCTGGCAGAAAGTAGCGCTAGCGCTGGATGATCCCGCTGAGCTCGATGCCGTGATTTCTGTCGGAGTTAAGATGGCCGTCGATTTAGGCGCCTTCGATTTATATATAGATGACGTTCGTGCCATAGCCGATAATATTGTTGTAAAAAACATACCCATAACGGTCAACTTCGAAACAAGCGAGTTTGGAAAGCACAATGCTGTAAGATTAAGCGGCACCGGATCTGCATTCAACGAAAGTTCATTGATAAACTTAAATGTATAATAATTAAAGGAGCTTGCCATGATATTATTCCCAGGTGGAATCAGCAAATTGGAATTCAATAACACAAACAGCTTTGCCGGCACTCAAACAGAGATACCCGGCGTAATGAAGGAAGGCACCAAAGTCGAGTTTAAAACTCCGACAGAGGAAGACGCGGCGGGCCGTATCGGCACAACCGGCAAAGAAGTCGAGTTTGCTTTTGAAAGCAAGGATTTAACGGATGCACCGTATGCAACCTTGCGCGGTTATGAAGCCGCCTCGACGCCAATATACTTTAAAATAACAGGTATGAATACTGCACAATCACTTATACTAAAAGAGGTCTCTGTAATCGTGGAGTTGAAGCCGTCAACGGATAAGACAAAGACCTGGAAGCGTGTAGTGCGTGGATCCGGATTTGCTGCAACCGAAGCGGATCTTATGACTTTGACGCTTGCATAATTATAATCGATAACTATTCAGGCGGCTGTAGTGCACAGGTGCGGGATACAATAGAGTCCCGTGTCGTGATGCTGCCGCCTTTCATTTAATCAGAAGGAGATAGCCATGGAACAGAAGAAATACACGATCGCTGGAAAAACATTCGTTTTCAATCTCTCTTTACGCGCCGATGAGTTTGCCGCTCCAATTAAGAAAGCCATGCTCGAAGCTTTGCCGGACGTATTAACAGTATCTGCTCAAAAACTTGCCAGGATTCAAACGGATAATAGAGCAACACAGGAAAATGCGGATGGAAGATTAAAAGACATCACGACTATAGTTATCGATCAATTACGGATCAATAACTGGTTTTACGAATCCGGTAATGCCCGAAAGCTTTGTGCTATACTGCTTGTTGAAGAAGGCAGGAAGTTATCCGAAATAGACCTGCAGGCGCAGGAAGAGTTTATGGCTGATAACGCCACCCAGGAAATAGCATCGGAGGTAATCACCCATTTTTTTACACGTTGCGGTTCCTTAGGGACCGGTATTCTTCCATCTTTACAGAAGTAGATGCCGATAACTCGGAGCCGGTAAGCGAGCAGGACCGCCTCGCATATCTTTTAAGTGGAAATGATAAAACGAAATTTCAGGCTGTAAAAGACATGCATATCGAAGATGTTTATAAAAATATATATCTGATAAATGAAGAAATTGAACGTCAGAATAACAGCAGGCAATCAGAATAATGGGTAACACAACGGAAGTCAAAACAGTTTTTACGATCGATTTGAAACCGTTTGCGGACGGTTTAAAAACGATGTTAGGAATGACATCTGCCACTGCCGCTCAGATAAAACCAATACTCAACTTCGATGTTAAAGCGCCAGATTTTTCTGCAATCGATTCTCAGTTGAAAGGTCTCGCCGATCGGACTGCAGAATACTTAGAATCACAGCAGCAAGTTATTCCTGTCGTCGATAACGCAACTGGCGAAGAGAAAAAGCATGGTGATGCCGCTGATGAATCGGCCAAGAAGGTTTTCCGGAAAGCGGAATCCCTGGGGCACGTCAAGCGAGAGGCATTGGAAAGCTTCGGGGCTATTTCATTTCTTGCACTTGGCATAGTTCAACTCTCATCTTCAGTATCGGGTGGGTCTAAGAACCTCGAAAAACTCAGCAACAGTCTAAGTAGCGGAATATCAGCTGGCTTCGGTTTTGCCGGTATGATTTCTATAATTGCACCTTCGGCAGGGACTGCGGCTGCTGGTGTAGGTATTCTCGTGGCATCAGTTATTTCTTTAATGAAATATTTTGATGACAGCGAAGCCGAGCAGCGCCGGATGCAGTCGACATTGGAAGACGTCCGGAAATCTATGCGCGGAGCTGCAACGGAGGATTTGATAGCTTATCGTAATAATTTGATAGCAAGTGCTCAAGCGGCGAAAGAAACGGCCGCAACATATGATAAGATAAAACAATCTTTACCAACTGGTGATTTAGTCGGCCGGGCTGCTATGTATACGGAATATACAAAACAGATGGCCCGGGCAGCTGAATTTAAACAGCTGGCCAGCGTGGTCGACAATGAGATGGAATCGCGCAGTAAGACTGTAGGTGAAGCGAAATTATTCGTTAAGCAAGCCGAGATAGCAGCAACCAAAAATCAATTTGAGCAGCAGCGTAAAACAGCCAAGGCAGCATACGAAAAAGAATTGGAGGAATATAAAGGCCATGCCAATGCCCTGGAAGCTGCACGTAAAAAGCACGAAATGGCAGTAGTCAAAATTGCAGAGGAAGAATCTCGATTTAATCAGCAAATTGCCGATCAAAAATATGAGGCGGATCTTAATCAGATACGGTTGCAGGGTATAGAAAGCGGCGAAACACAGGAACGTATCGACCTTCAGATTTTAGAATCGCGCAGCCGGCATTATGGCGAACAATACAATAAATTGCTTGCTCTCGGCAGCAATGTATCTACGGAACAAATACAGCAGCGAGCTCAGCTCGAAGCAACACTGACTCAAATTGAGTTTGAAAAGGCGCAGAAGAGAATTGAAATTCGCCAGACTGAATTCGAGAGTAAACTGCGGCTGTCAGAAATAGAAGGCCAGCGGCAGATAGCTCAATACAAAACTGAAGGGTATGAGCGTGGAGATTCACCTGAAAAGATTGCGACCGGTGTTCTTGCACTTGAAAGATCTCAGACACAGGGAGTTATAGCAGAGTATAACAAACGCATTGCCTCCGGTGAAAAATTAAACCAGCAGGAGCTGGAACGCGTCGCGCAATTGAATTCGAGGTTAATAGAATTATCGGCAGAAGAAGCTCGCAGCGAGATCGAAGCAAGAGAAAAATTAAAAGACACGCGGAAATCGATCGGTGAACTCGAGTTAAAAAACCGTAATGACGAGCAATCCGAGGAATTAGCTCAGGTCGATAATTGGCTCGAAAAGGTTAAACAGACTTATGGTGTAACAGCTGAGGATATTAACCGTGCAGAAAAGGCCGCAGCCGACAGGCGCGTTCAAATTGCAAAGGAAGCTGAAGAGAGAAAACGCCAGGCGATATTGGAAGGTGCACTTGGAATTGCCAACGATCTTGCCAGCGCTTCAAATTCATTATTATCAATCACTCAGGAGCAGACATCTAGAGAAGTCGGCGAAGAAAAGAAACGCCGTCAGGCAGCTCTCGATACGGAAAAAGAAAAGAGGCTCGCAGCTGCAAAATCATCGACGGACCGTGATAAAATTGAAAAAGATTATGCCGCAAAGAAAGAAGCTCTTGATATTGAAATGAACAATAAGGCAAAGGCAGCCAATGCAGATGCTTTTGCGATACAAAAAACATTTTCAATTGTCCAGGCGACGATAGCGACTTACGAGGCGGCGACAAAGGCATACAATGCTTTAGTTGGCATACCGATCGTCGGTCCTGGCCTCGCGGTCGCCGCGGCCGCTGCAGCGATAGCAGCCGGCCTGGCGAATGTTGCAGTAATTCAATCGCAGGAAGTGCCTGGCTTAGCTGAAGGTGGCCGGTTAAGGAAAGGTCAGGCTGGATACATAGAAGGCTGGGCGAACGAGATTGTTGCCCCTGAAAAAACATTCATTCAGGTATTCCGTGAAGATCTTATGCCTGAACTGATGAAGGTTATGCTAAGCGAACGTCCGCGAGATATATTATTTCCGCGTGTAAAAGAAAGCGCTCTCGAAGCTCCGGCTAAATTACTAAACCAAAACACTCGTAATACCGTGTTAGAGGTCTTGCAGACACAGTTGAGTATTTCGAATCAACCTGGCAGCAATACTGAATCCGTACGCAACGCAATACACATACATGTGGAGATAAAAAATTTTATCGGCACAAAAGAGTTTGTCAAAACAGCTTTAAAGCCGGCCATAGAAGGTGTAATGCGTGAACTTGGGGCCTCCTCGATCAACGACGTATTCATAAATAAATTCAAATGAGAAAATCGGTTTCAGCAGATTACGATATTTTTGCCCGCGCCGCAGGAAAGACTGTCTACTGGAAGGTCAGTATTAAGAAGACAGAGTCCTTGTCCGAAGCACAATCAATCGGAACATGGACCGATGTAACGCCTTATCTTGACAGTTCCGTACCGGATAATATTAGCGATCGCGTTGAGCTGCTTGAAAACCAATTCACGGCTACAACTCTTACATTTAAAGGATTTGACATCGCCTGGTGGAAGGCTAATATATTCGATGCTCTGGATTATCTCGAATTAAAAGTGGAGTTCTGGATAAACGATCTGACTGCAGATACGATCGTTCCTTTTGCCGGTTGGGTGGATAAAAAGAAAGACGGCACATGGTGCGTAAAAAGCGATGAAGAAACCGACAGCATTGAATTCACGATCGCCAGCTATTTAGAATATGCCGCCCGCACCAGCGCAATGGATCTAACGACACAAATATTCAACAACAATGTCGACGGTGCTGGATTAGTCGGATTGAGGATGGAAAAGCTTCCCGGACTATACGTCACCGACGGCAACATCACAGATTTCCAGCTCAAGAAAGGTATTCACACCATCAGCATGGGCTTTACGTCTCCTGATGCTTGGACTGCTAGTCTCGATGGAGGCCTGGCCGTAGAATTACCATCGAGCAATGGAACGGTAACACTAGGCAATGGCGAAACGACAGATCTGGACACGGAAAGGATCACCTGTTATATCGTCGTATCGGAACTGACTAGTCTCTCGGAGACTATCGAGCAAAAACTAATTCAGAAGATATTAGGCGACACATATCCTCATACCTGGTATACTCACATATGGATATTCCAGCTGTTGAAGCAGATGCTTGAGAATATCGGTATCGTCAACTACACCTTTGATAATTTCAGAATCAATACCTATGATGGCCGCCGCATCCCTTCCGTCTGGGAGATACCGCCTGGCCACACCTATTATGATAAGCCGACGGCGATCGCTCTTGATAGCGCTTACAACACACTCTGGATAGGAATTAAAGACCGGATTTATTCATATAATCTGGCAACGCATATTTACACACTTATTGACAGTGTGCCGAGCGGCTACGTCGTGGTCAAATTATGGAGTGAAGACTGTGCATCCGGATTTATATGGGGCGTAGCGAGGAATGCCTCCGGCAGCCATCTTATTATCAAGATTGTCATTTCAACCTCTGTATTAACGACATATTCAATAACGCGGTCCACAACGACTATCGGCGGTGAATCGAACTTTGCAATCGATTTGTCGATGCGCGGCATATATTACTTAAGCTGGGACACGACTCTTATAGCGCATATTTTTCTATTGGATACACTGACGGAAGCTAGTGGTACCGGACCGGATCCCAGTGCGGGCAGCGAGTCACAGGATTGGCCGGCTTTTTGCGATGGCAGCGACAATTATTATTACCAGGTTATTTACAGCACGAATATTATTAAAGCCTCTTATGACGGCGAAGATTTCGCTTTTACATCAATGGCCGCATATTCAAACTATCCGATTCAGCAGGCAGCTTATTGTATCCAAATTGGTGCGTGGATAGGTGCCCGTTATAAGGCCGGAGGCGGAACGAGCTGGTGGGATATTATAAAATGGGATCCCATACTCAATAATTCTTTAGAGGATCCTGATTCTGTTATTCACCTGCTTGCAAATAAACCGGTAGGATTTGTTGCAGATGAAGAGAACGCTTATGTTTATGCTTTTACTCAAATCGATTCTCAGACCCGGGTCATCAGGAAGGATAGAACAAAAACCTACTATGACGAAGATATTATAGTTGGCGAGCCATTACCTGTCGGTTGCACTATAGACGGAACCTCCCCGCCGAATCAAATATCCAATAATCAAGTTTGTTATGACATAGTTAATGATAGAATTATAGGTTTTTTGAGTCCCTCTGGAATCCTTTTCGAGCATGGTTCGTCGTCGTCGATGTATATAGATCGAGAAGCGGATTTTGAAGATAATAAAATCTTTGATGCTCTGAAGGAGGTATGCATTGGATTTCAGCTATTGCCGCGTATTGGAATGAACAAATCCGCCGTTGTAAATCGCCGCTTTGACAATGACGGGGAGCCGGTTACAACCGGCAATGTGGTAACTCTCGATGCGGATGTGGCAAAGAATATCGGCGAAGAAACCGGTTACGGCGAGGCTTACGATGTAGTGACTATCGATAATGGTGAGGCCAAGGAATCATATGATGCTGATGGATTTAGCGCCATAGTTATAGGCGACGACAAAGAGCTGCCAATAAATTCAAGATTTATTCCGACAGTTATGCTTGCCGACTATGCATTTTTGTATTATAAATATCATTCAAAAAGTCATACGAAATACGTCGTTCCAACTGCATTGATACCATATTTACAATATGAGCCGATCGATGCTGCGGACTTGAATTTTTCAGGCAAGATAAATACCCTGGCGGAGACTGTGCCTAAGCAGGGAATAATAGTCGGCCAGAATATATCACGTGATGGATCAACAGAATTCGAGGTGGAAATATGAACAATCCTATATTTGTTTTTGAAGGCGTGCGCACTGCGACATTGACGGCATCAGAAGGATCGGCTTCAGGCTATCCGACAACGAATCTGAAAGATGACAGATACGCAACGCTGTGGAAATCTGGCGGGGTAGCAGCCAATCAGAGTCTTGCAATTGAATTTTCTGCGGTAAAAAACGTGAACAGCTGCTTGATAGCAAATCATAATTTCGCCAGTCTTGGCATAAGCGCTCTGGAGATTTATAGCTCTGGTGGTGGTGAAGAATGGTATCTGTTTTCAAGCGTCGATAGTTATCCGGATCCGTTATCTATACGCACTCCTGGTGACTATACAACCGATAAATATTGGAAAATAGTGTTTGTAAAATCGAATCCATTGAGTGTTGCTCCTCAAATGGGATTGATTTATATCGGTATGGAGGCAGTAATGCCCCTTTATAGCAACTCGCCCGAGCGTGGCTTACAATGCGATCCTATTATAGCCGAATCTATGAGTAAGTTACGTTACTCATCTTCCCTGGGACCGGATAGAGAGACCTGGAAGCTTAATTTTGGCCGTTTAAACACACAACAATCCTATGATTTTATGCGTTTAATACGAGCTGTAAATGGAAGGCAATACCCTTTTTGGTTTTATGATGTAGACGGTAACTGGCACTTCGTTCGATTTAAAAAGAATTATCTGCCTCTTGTAGGTAAAGGAAACGTAATCTTCTCTGCGCGGGAGATAGAATTCGACGAGGAACGTGTAGGTATAGCGATGAACTTACCCGGTTCTCACACTGTTTAAACTATGTTTAAAGTCGATTCAAACCGTGTTCGAATCAATCCCAAAAACTGTCAAAAATAGTGTCTGACTTTGTGTCAGATTCGAACCATGGTACATGTGTACCAAAACCATGGTACATGTAGCGCGCGTACAGCACA